CTGGTAGGTTCTATGCAGAATCTATCATTAAGGATTTGATTCCTATTCAAAAGGAATATAACCGTTCACGTTCTCAAGCAATTGAAGCACGTAACTTAACGTCTAAGCCTCAGTGGAAAGTTCCAATGGGTTCTGTAGACATTAAGAAGCTAACTGCTCAACCTGGATTAGTTGTTGAGTATACTCCTGGTTTTGATGCTCCAGAGAGAATGATTCCTCCTGAGTTGCCAGCATATTTTATGCAGGATCAGCAGGCCAATCTCAATGATCTGGATTACATCTCTAATCAGAATGATGTAACTCCGCCAGGTATAGAAGCTGCCACAGCTATTTCTTACATACAGGAAGAAAACGATAGTATTCTTATGGATACTATTAGTTCTCTTGAAGAACTAGTTGAGCGAGTTGGTTATCAAGCGATTATGCTTGCCAAGCAATACTGGGACCCAGATAAAATGGTCCAGGTAATGAGCGGTAATCAAGTCTATGAGGTAATGCAATTCAAACAGAATTCATTACCAGATCAAGTAGATTTCCGTGTTCAACATGGATCTATGGCGCCTCGATCAAGAGCGGCGAAGCAAGCTTTTATTCTTGAATTGATTGATAAGCAATTGATCCCTCCGATGGAAGGATTGAAATATCTTGAAATGTCTGAAACTGCACGGCTGTATGATGAATTGTCTATTGATACGAGACAAGCAGACCGTGAAAACTTTAAGATGAAGAATGTGCAGCCACAAACTCAAGTACCTGCTAATGGATTACAAACTCCTGTAGGTCAAATTCCTGGACAAGATCCAAATATGCCACAAGCTCCAATGCCTGTGCAATCTCCTGTTCAGGTTAATGAGTTTGATAATCATCAGGCGCATGTTTATTGTCATACGAAGTTTATGAAGTCTCAGCAATATGAACAACTTGATCCTACCATTCAGCAGTTGTTCATGGACCATTATAAAACTCACCTAGTAATGTTAGGACAACAGTACCAAGATGCCGGAACCGCTGGAAACCAACAATCTGGGGGAAATACAGCTCAACCTTCCTCAAACGGACAACAGCAGCCAGTCCCAGTCGGACAATGAAACATACGGTAATCAATTTTTAAATAAAGTTGATCCTAACGATAGACCGTATGTAGAAAAGTACATTAAGGAATGGGATGGCGGAGTTACTCAGAGGTTTCAAGAACTTCAGGGTAAGTTAAAGCCGTGGGAAGAACTAGATGCTGATTATGAGTCTGTTCAAGCAGCAATTGCTACAATGCGCTGGGCAGATCAAGATCCTCTAGCCTTTTATAACGCCATTAGACAACAATTAGAAGAGATGGACCTCTTGAGTAACGACCAAAACTTTCAACAGAACGGACAAGCTGGAAATATTCAGACGAATGCTCCTGCTGTTCCACCTGAATTCGATGGTGTTCCAGAAGCTTTTGTGAAGGAACATCTTGAATTAAGACAGAAGGCAGAAAAATTCGACAAATTCATGAACAATTATGAAGATGAGAAGAATACTGCCACTAATCAGGCACAGCTTGACAAAATGATGAAAGAGTTGCATACTAAGCACGGACGCTTCGATGAAGATGCAGTCCTTGCAAAGATGATTCGTGGAATGAAACCTGATGATGCTGTTAAGGAACATTTAGATTTCATTAAGGAGATCAGCAGTCCTCAGGGAAGGCAAGCTCCACCGCCTGTTTTAGGTAGTGGTAGAACCGCTGTAGACCAGGTTGATTCTTCCAAGTTAAAAAATTCATCAACACGTCGTGCACTAGTTGCCGAAATCCTTGGAGGGATTGATAGTTAATGCCTGCTACAATGACTACCGTAAACGGTATTCTTAAGGAAGTCTACGAAGGTCAAATCAACGACCAGCTTAATGAAGAGCGAATTACCATTAAGCGTATCGAGCGGACTGCCGATAACATTACCGACAACATTGGTGGTAAGTATGTTGTGTTCCCTGTTCGATCGAGCAGGAATACCGGCATTTCTTACCGTGACGAATCAGTTCAGTTAGCTGATGCTGGTCAGCAAGGCTATAAAGCTGCTCAGGAACAACTTAAGTACGGTTATGGCCGTGTTAAGTTTACTGGGCAATTAATGCGTCTTGCTCGTACCAATCCTCAGGCTTTCTCAAATGCTCTTGATGAGGAAATGAGTGGTCTTAAGCAAGACATTGGTAAGGATGAGAACCGAATTGCATGGGGCCATCCAGATCAGGGTGCTTTAGGAGTTACAGGAATTGTTGCGAAGCTTACTAGCTCGCCGGCTGGTGGTACGACATTTACTGTTGATACCGTTCAGTGGCTCGAAGTAGGTATGCTTGTTGACACTGTGAACTCTACTGGGCCAGTTGTTACAAACCCTGGTACTCTGATTACCTCTCTTAATCGTGCAACTAATACTGTTACTGTTTCAGCTGCCATTACTTCTACGTCAGGTTTTTACTTGGCTCGTACTGGTAACTACAACAAGGAGCCTTGGGGTTTCTCTAACATTATTAGTGCTACTGGTGCTTTGCACAACCTTAATCCTGCGACTGCTGGACAAGAATTTTGGGCGTCCAACGTTGATTCGACTACTACTACTCTTACCGAATTAGCAATGATCGGTATGGGTGATACTATTCGTCAGCGTGGTGGAGAGAACATTTCTGTTATCTTTACATCATTGGGCGTTCGTCGTTCGTATTGGAATCTCTTGACTGGTATGCGGCGTTATAATGAGCCGAAGCAATTCAATGGTGGTCTTACTGGCCTGAGCTTCATGTTCGGCGGAAAAGATCTTCCATTGGTTGAAGATCCAGATGCTCCTGCAAAGACAATGGTTTTTGCTTCGGAAGATCAGTTGAAGATTTTCCGTGACAAGGACTGGTATTGGGAGGATCTCGATGGTGGAATCTTTAAGTGGGTTTCCAACTTCGATATCTGGGAAGCTCTCCTGAAGCAGTATTGGCAGATGGGTACTCATAAGCGGAATTCTCACGGTAAGTTCACGAATATTACCGAGTCCTGATTTCCTGGGTAGGAGTAGAGAGGGCTGGCTAGCATTAATTTGTTGGCCAGCCCTTTTTATTTGATCTTGGAGAAATGAGATGAAATGCTCGTTGCACAATCAGCTCTAACTATTAATCTAGATTATGTACCTGGACTTGGTGAGGAAGTTTTCGATACTCAGACTAGAAAAACCTATAAAGGTGATGGGTATACAAAAGTTAGAAATTTAATCCCTCTTGACGGAGGTACAGCTACTGTATTTCCTATCGCAGCTGAGGTTGATTACAATAATTCTAATTCAGGTCTAGCAGCCACTAACGTACAGGCTGCAATTGATGAAACGTATCAATTTGTTCAATCAGTTGATACAGAATTAGGCGCTCACCTACTAGATACTACAGCACATACAGCAGATGCTATTGTATATAATCCAGCAATTGCTGGTGAAGTATTAGCTACTAATGTGCAGGGAGCGTTAGATCAGCACTTTCTAGATACTACTGCTCATACAGCTGCTCATATTCCATTTGTTCCAACTCCTACAATTCCATCTAATAACGTACAAACAGCTATTGGTACTTTGGATACACAAATTCAGAACATTCTTGCTGGTGGAGTTGTAGAAGCATCAGATATTTCATTTATTCCTGTTGCTCCTATTACTGCTACAAATGTGCAGGGTGCATTAAATCAAGCTGCTGCATTGGCTAATACTGCTAATAACTCGGCTAATACTGCTAATACTAATATTAATGCTCACTTAGTTGATCCTTTGGAAGCACATACAGCCAGTGCTATTAAGTACCTTAATAGTGGGTTAATTCCAAGTGTTTTTGATGTTCAAGCTGCTTTAGATGCATTAGCTACTATGATTTCTACTAGTACAGCGCATAAATATGCTGTTTCTATAGGAAATGGTTCTGCTTTTTTCTTTTTAATTAATCATCAATTAGGTACAAGAGATGTAATTGTGCAAGTTTATTCAACCAGTGCTCCGTACGAACAAGCAGAATGTGATGTTGAGGCTACAGACTTAAACAATGTCACTATTCGATTCGCTACGCCACCTACAACTAATCAATATAGGGCGGTGGTGGCATAATGTCCCGTAAATCCTTAACTCCAATTCAATTACCTGCTGATCCTACTTTACCGTTGGAAGCTGCAACTAAGCAATATGTAGATGCAGGTGCAGGTGCAGTTGCTAATGGTAGCATCACTAATATTAAACTGGCAAATATGCCGGCTACTACTCTTAAGGGTAATAATACTGGTGTTTCTGCTGTTCCTCTTGATCTAACTGTAGCTCAAACAAAGACAATGTTGGCTATTGTTCCAGCAGATGTAACTGGTTTAGGTTCTTTAGCTACACAGAGCACAGTTAACTTAAGTACACAAGCCACTGGAACATTACAAGCCGCTCAAGCTCCAGCATATACTGGTGATGCCACTAGTTCTGCTGGTTCTCTAGCAATGACAATTCCTGCTGCTACCATAACTAATGCCAAAATGGCTAATATGGCGCAGAATACGATTAAAGGCAGAGTTTCTGTAGGTACTGGTGTTCCAGAAGATTTAACTTCTGCACAACAAGTAACAGTTATTGCTTCTGGTTCAGGTGGTGGAACTACAAACTTCTTAAGAGCAGATGGAACATGGGCTGCTCCGACTGCGGCATTAGTTGCTAATAGTGTAACTAATACTATTTTAGCTGATATGGCAGCTAACTCGATTAAAGGCAATAATACTGGTTCTGCTGCTGATCCTGCAGACTTAACTGTTGCTCAGGTTAAAACACTTTTAGCTATTACTACCGCAGATTTCACTGGTGTAACAACTGCCGCACAAGAACCTGCACATACAGGTGATGTGACTAATACTGCTGGATCATTAGCATTAAATATTGCTACTAATACTATTATTAATAGTGATTTTGCTCAGGCTCCTGCTAACACAATTAAAGGTAATAATACAGGTGCATTAGCTAATATTACTGATATTACAATTCCTCAGTTAACCACCATGATGGCTGGTTCATTGATGAGGATGTTCTCAGTAGCTTGTGCTGCTGCTACATCTACTGTAGCTAATCATGCTTTCAATACTCGAAATGTAGTAGTAAATGTATATCGTTCCACTACTCCGTGGGATACAGTCGAAGCCGATATTGAACGAACAGATGTTAACAACGTAACAGTTCGATTTGCAGTAGCTCCTGCCGCAGGAGATTATGTTATTGCTATAGTAGGATAATATGTCTCGTAAGCTTCTTGTCCCTTTTCAATTACCAGCTGATCCAGTTAATCCATTAGAAGCTACTACTAAACAATATGTAGATAGTCTTACTATTGTTAGTGCTACTGATCCGATTGCTGCTAATCCTGGTTGTGAATTATGGGTTGATACAACTACTGTACCTGGCGCTGTATTAGCTTCCCAAATTACTGCTACAGCACCTGGTGCTCCTATAACAGGAACTGATGTTCAAACAATTCTTAATCAGTTACCTAGAGGAATAGTTGCTCGTAGTGATAATGCTGCTCAGGTATCAGTTCCTACTACTGGTGGCCCTACATATCTTCAAACAGCTATTGCCATAACTTTAGTAACAGGTCGGTTATATAAAATTTCTTGGCATATGCGTGCTGTAGGTAGACAAGATGGTAGTGACACTCCTGCTAATCACAATATGGGATTATATGATGGAACTACCAGTTTGGGATGGATAGATTGTTGGCATCAATATAGGGGAGCGTGGAGTAGTCTTTCTGGATTTGTATTAAGATCAGGCGATAATGTTGCTCGTTCATTACGAACGGCACTAAATAATCCTTCAGCTGCTCTATATGTTTATCCAACACATTTTATAATTGAAGATATTGGGGTTGGCTGATGACAGTTTTAAAAGCCAGAGTTGCCGGAGCTTGGCAAACAATTGGTAATGGGGCAATGATTCCAGCTGGTGGTGCGGCAGGAGATTTGCTTACTAAGAACTCAGCTGCTAACTTTGACGCTGTTTGGGGAACAGCTATTCCTTCTCTTACTTTAAATAATCCACAAACATTATCCACTATTACTGCTGCGCCTCTTCCTTTAGTAATAGGTACTTTAACTACTAATAATTTAGCTTTTGATCGTCTTACTATTCAAGCTCGTAATAATGGTGTAGCTTCAGCATTATTTCTTCAGCCCTGGGGTGGGCAAGTTAATATAGGCGGAGATGTAATATCTCAACAATTAAACCTCAATCTAGTTGAATCAAAACACGTTACATCACGACGTGCCTCTGTGTATGTAGGGTCTAACTGGATAATTGGTCAAGATTTACAACAAAATGGCACTAAGGATTGGTTCCTTTTTAATATAACTAATAATAAATTAGCGGTCGGTGTTAATGCTCCTGGCGATTTCTTAACGCTTAACTGCGCTACTATTGGTTTAGTTGCTACTCAATGGTTCCGCTCGGATAGTTATCAATTAACAACAGCTAATGGTTCTACCAGTATTTTGAGTATTGATAATACAGCTATGACGTATTATCCTGGGGATTTACGTCTAAAGAATGTACGTATAGTAGATGGTAATCCATACTTTTATACAGATATCCCTAATGGCTACATTTGTCGTTTACGCCGTACAAGTGATTATGCTACACTTGTAGATATGGATAGCAGTGGAAGTATATATGCTGCTAATTTAATACAAGCTCCCTATCTTCGATTTACTGCTGGTGGATATGCTTTTGCTCATGGTACTGATACCGATACAGGTATCTATTATGATTCAGATGGTCAATACCGTTTAATTGCTAATGGTAGTACAGCTTGTTTTATTACAGCTGGGGTTTTAACAGTTCCACAAGGATCACAACTTAGACTATATAGTACAACTGATACTAATCATATACTTTTTTATACAGCTGCTACTCCGCCTGGATCTGGAGAAGCATCAAACGGTCCTCAATTAAGAGGATATTCTTCTGTGTGGTTGCATGTTCAGTCTGCTAATAAGCCTCTTTACCTATCTTCTGTAGGTAATGTGTTCATTGCTACTGGTCAATCATATTCAACTATGTCTTCAATTGAGAATAAAGAAAATGTTATTCCTATTGATCCAGAAGTATGCTTAGATCAAGTAAGTCGTTGGCAACCTGTTGAATTTGATGTTATAGATGATGGTCATCATGCTGAAGGTTTTATTGCAGAAGAACATGTAAAAATAACCCCTTCAATGGTTAATGTATGCGGTCCTGAAAGTAAGCGGCCAGGTTGGGCTAATGCTGTTGATTATGCTGGTGGAACAGTTAGACTCACGGGCGCTGTACAAGCTCTACTTCGTAGAATAGAAGAACTGGAAAGAAAAGTCGCATGAACGATGAACAACCAACTATTGATGATGTATGGATTAATCGTTTAGCTATGAAATTAGGTGTTCTTACAGCGCAGAACGAACGATTGATTATTGAAAATGAATCATTAACAGAGCAGTTAAAGCAACTACAACCACAACAAACTAACCCCATTTCAAATGGACAACATGAGGAAGCACCATTTATAACATGAGCCAAACTAGTGTTGCTCAAGCTGCCAATGACCCAGATTTACAAAAGAGAATACAGGCTGCTGTTTATAGTGAAGCCATTGGTAATGCTGATCTAAAAGATACAGACTTTGCCAAGCTTATTAAACAGGGATATGCTAATTTAGCTGGATTGTACTGGGCAGTTGCTGATGCCGTAGAAGATAGTTATGCTTCAGGTATTCTTGCTGGTAGAGGTTCTCCTGGGCACGATGCAGATGTAGTAACTGATGGACAAATTACATCCGCAGTTGTAGCTAACTGGCCTCCTGACAATCCTATTACTACGCCATGACTCAATCTAAAATTCTCAAAACTAACACAGCCAATGATGATTACATTGTCATTGATGATATGCTAGTTGATAAGAAGATGCACGATATTGCACAAAAGATAGATGAGTACGATGAGCAACTTTGTATTCTTTGTGTTGATCCCGATAGTTGTACTTTTAGTGAAGCTCCGTTTGTTCTTGCGGAAGTGGTTAATACGCCGCAAGGTCCTCAAGTTTTTAAAGTCTTTGAATTCTGGGAATTGAATGATTCTGTTCTCCAAAGATTATATGCTTCTGATACTCGTCGTACAAATGTTCTTGCTGATATTGATGCTAATAATAAGCGAGTTCGTGATGAATCGGAACGTAGATATAGAGAGAAGATTGAAGCTAAGAAGGATGTGGTAGCTTCAATTGTTGCTTCAATGAGATCATCCTATTCCTACATAGATGAGGATAGGGATGCTAAAATTACTATGTATGAAGATCGTCCACCCAAAGTCGAAATGAAGGACTAATATGTTAGTCTCAGAAATCATCACTAGGGTACAAAATAACTTTGGTGATAGCAATCAAGTTATGATTTTTGACAATCATATCATTGATTGGATTAACGAAGGTATGCTTGAAATCGTACGAGAGACTCAATGCATATCTAAGTTAGAGAATTCTATCCAGGCAGCAGCTTTTAACAATAATGCTGGTGTAGCGGTAGCTGACATGATTCTACTTAAGAGAGTGTACTATGGTGCTGATCCTCTTTTGTTGATAGAACCAGAATCCATGGATAGATTAGGATATTTGCCACAAGTTGGTATACCTACAGGATATTACACAGAAGGTTCTCGAATCTTTATGTATCCTACCCCAACAAGTACTGACACTACTGTTGTTACTATTTTTTATGTTCCTGCCCCTGCTACAGTTCTTACTGCCGTTGAGTCTCCTGGAATTCCATTTTACTATCACGGCGATTTAGCAGAGTGGTGTTTAGCAAAGGCGCATGAAAGAAATGAAAACTACCGAGCCTCTGAGGTAGTTATGACTCGATTTATGAAAAACATTTCTAAGAGGAAATTCGAGAGCCTCAGTAGAGATGATACCTACAGGACTATTCAACCTGATGTAATGGATCAGGAGTATGGATATGATCTTATATGACAGTATATAGCGAAGAAACACTTCCAATTGCTGTAGGTCTAGGTATAGATTCCTACAACCATCCAGCTAATATTGCAGATGGCTTTTGCACGTCTATACATAATTTTGTAGCTAAGAAGGATCGCTTAATCACTAGGAAAGGGTTTCAACCATACATTCCTATTGATACTCGAACTGACTATAGCGAATCTTCTGATATCACTCATGGATTGAATTGTTTCTATTCTAAGATTCCAAATAGTCGTCAATTCAATTGGCCCATTGCTATGTGGGGTACAGGCTCTGATACTTGGATGATGCGCCAATTTCCAAGAGTTGATCCTGCCAATATTTCTACAAGTGCATCGGTAGTTAAATTAGTTACTACGGGTTCGTTCAAAGGTGCCTGTACTTATCTAGATCGTTTTTATATTAATTCAGAGAGTTCTGGAATAGATCATGTTAATGTGTTCGATTGGGATTTGGGTACAGCTACATTGGTTAACGTGATTGGTCCTGTCTTTGGAAATTCTGTTAAAGGATTATTTGTTTTCAAAGATAGAATGTGGTGTTGGAATGATACAAAAATCTTCTATACTGATCCACCTAATGCTCCTGGGGAATTTCCAGAAGTATGGGACCCGAATGGAAAGTTTATAGTTATAGGAGCCGGTTCTGGCTTAGGTGAAATTCAATCGGTTATCCCTGTAGGTACAAAGCTTTTCGTTTTCACTAGTTCTGGGTTATATAACATAAGCGTATTAGGTAGTCCTGAAAACTGGGTTGTTCGTCTGATGGATGCAACCATTCAGGTTAATCATCATAATTGCGCTTTTGAAGATAAAGGTTTAATCTATTTTGTAGATACACGTGGTGTATGGGTTACAAATCAAGATCAGATTAAATTAATTTCTCAGCCTATTCAAGATGTATTTAATACTGGAACGGCTGAGGAAACATACTATCTCTGGAAGTTATTTCCATTTGATGATGGTATTTTAATCTGTAGACAAAAAACTATTTCTCATGGAACTTCTCCATTAGCTACATTATCTACTCTTAGTGAAGCTAGAATATTTTATTCCAGATTGGATTTCATAGCTTGGACTGAATTTACTTTTGATACAGTATCTCAGCCTGGTGATATTCTTGGTGCTTTCTCTAATATTGAAAGTGGATTCAACTGGAATAAAACTAATTACTTAGTCTTAGTTCATGGCAATTCTTCTCCTACTTCTGTTAATCCTTTAACTGGTCAGCTATTGACTTATATTGGATATCAGGATAAACTTAGAAAATTAAGTGCTTCAGAAGAAGCAATAAACGTACGAAGTTTTTATACATCTAAAGTCCTTCGTGGTCAGATGCTTGCTGAAAAACGAGGGAAATATGCATATATTAATTTCTCAGCTGCTGGTAATCCTGGTGACGATATTGACATAGATTATCAATGGGATACAGAGCAAGAAATAGCTCGTATGGCGGATAGTCTAAGTGTGTATGATATAATTTCAGCTAAGGAAGGTTTGATTAAAATTAAAGGTCCTGAATTCTTTAGAAATCTTCAATTTAATCTTACTGCTACTCTAAGTAGTGCTATTCAAGAATATACAATCTTAGGTTCTGCTTTAGTCTTGCATACAGATCGAAAGACTCCTGGAGTAAATCGTTAATGGACCCTAGAAGTTTATTCAGTGAGGGATTAACAATCCCTAATCATGAGAATAATGATCTTCATTATATTGGAGAAGCACTACCTAATCCAAGTTTAATTACTACATCTGTATCTGCTAATACTCCAGCATTTATTGGTGGAAGTCCTATTCCTGCTAGAGAAGATCATACACATAATCTTGAATTTGATGTTGACTTAACTAATTATTATACTAAGTCTGAAATTGATACAATGTTAGATGCAATTGTTGCTGGCGATATGGATATGTCTAATTATTATACTAAGGCAGAAATTGATACATTCAATAATATTTTAGCTACTCAGATTGATAATCTTACTGCCCAAACTAATATTAATACATCTGATATTTCTAATCTTCAATTAGTAGTAGTTAATCAAGATAGTAGAATTACTACACTAGAAATAAGTGGTGGAAGTTCTACTGTTGTTCCAATTGAGAAGGATTGGTCTTACGGTCATATAGTTAATCCAGAAACGTTAGCTTCTCTCAATCGTTATGTTGCCTTCCGTGATTTTGAAATTGTTTATATTGAAGTTACTTATGTATTAGCTGCGGATGCTGCTACTATAATTGATCTATGGCATAATCATAATGGAACAGGATTTGCCGTTGTTGCGACTGTAACTTTAGCTGGAGGAAGTTTAGCTTATCAATATGTATTTACTTCCCCACATGCAGTTTCTCAGGGAGATGTTTTATATCCAACTATCCATGCTAATATAGATGGTAATGGACAGGACATTACTATTTCTATTAGAGGGCAATATACATGACTGATTTTCTTCCTGATTCCTATCAGGGTTTGGATATGTTCGTCCATGATGAACTTGTACCTACAGGCCCGTGGGAATATAAAGGTGCTTTACTAAATGGCACTCTTTTAAATGGCCCTAGATGTATACGCAATAATCGTACTATGTTATATGTCACTACTAGTGACTCTAATCCAGCTACATTTAATGTTATTGATGCTCGTAATCCTTCCCAGCTTATTCTCGTAGATTCTGTTGATGCTGCCTTTAATGCCATAGGTTTATATCTTGATGGAGGTTTTGCTTATGTGGCTGGATATGGAAATAACCGGGTAGATAAATATGACATATCTGTTCCCGGTGTATTAAAAGTTCCAACCAGTTCTTCTACTACAAGCTTAACTGGTATTTCTGATGTTGATATTTATGGTAACTACGTATATTGTGCATGTGAACCAGGAGGCGGAGCACCCGTAGTTAGAGTAGATAAGAATAGTTTGACTATTCTTAATAATTCTGGTGCAGTATTCAGTGGCAATGGATTAGGTGTAGTAGATGAGCAGGGTATTTATTACTACACAGTTCAAGGCGGTGGAGGTCAGATAAGAGTTTGGGATATATCAAATGTAGGAATCGGCCCTGTAGGTCCATTAGGTCCTGGCATTTCATCCGGAGTAAAGGCACTCAGAATTCGTGGACATTATCTATACTGTCACAGTGCAGCGGGATTAACTATATTTGATATTGGTATAGATCCAATTAGTCCTCCACTAGTGGGTGGCTTAAGTCTTATTAACTTCACTGGATTTGGTAGATTAGACTTCTATCAAAATAAAGTATTTGTTTGTAACTCTACTAATAGTGCTGTAGCAATTTTTGATGTAACAGATCAAGCACATCCTACCCTATCTCAAATTCTTACACCTACAGAACTACCTGGATTAAGTGCCCCATTTGATATTGCTATCTACAATCATTATGGATATATCACTAGCAGAAATAGTGATCAAATTACTGTAATTGGAGAAGTAGATCAGACTATACATCAAACACATGAATTACTAGAAACGTTTCTTTCTTTTTCTCCGAATGATTTCTGGCATTATCCCATGCCAAATAATGCTCCTGATTTAGGTTCTGATGGTATAGATCAAATCATGCAGGGCGGAAGTCCATTAATGGGCTGGTATGGACCAAATAATATTCCATATCCTGAATGTGGCAACGGTAGACGAGATTTTAATGCTATGCGGTATTTTAGAACCGCAGAAGCTTTTGCAGATGTATATACTACTGGTTATACTTTTGTAGTTGTTGTATGGCCT